AGCTGATACTAGGTTACTAAAAATGATTATTTTATTAAACAAAGTAGGTAATTTGAGGATAAAGAAAAATAATCAAAAACTATTCCTAATTAATAATATTAAGATTTCTTTAAGCTGTTTTTTTATAAATAAATTATTTATTAAATATTTAAATTTTTAATACTTTTAAATAGTTTTTCTACCCTGAATAAGGGAATGTAAAACGCTGTAATAAATAACGCAAGAAAATGAAAAAGGATTTTAGTTTGAATATGATGTTAAATAATAATTGTTATTTTTATAATATTCTTTAATACTATATTAAAAAAAATGAAATCAGATCAATATGAAGAAATTAAAAAACGACATTACAGAGCAGTAATATTAATTTTGGCATCTAATAATAGTGAAATTTATATAAATCAGAGAAAGATATGGAAAATATACAAAGATATTGATCCAAGTATTAAAGTTTATTTTACTTATGGGGAATTGGACTGTGAATTAGAAGATTTTGATCCAGAAAGTGATCTAGTCTACCCAGAAATAAAGGAATGTTATCCAATATCATTTTTTAAAACAACTAATGCAATGAAACATATACATAATTCAGTAACATATGATTTTTTTATAAGAACAAATATTTCAACCTTCTGGGATTTTAAAAAACTTCATTTACATTTAAATAGTTTACCTACAAGTAATTGCTATTCTGGGGACGGACCTCTTCCTAATTATACATCAGATGGATATTATTTAAGTGGTACCGATACTATCGTTACACCAGAAATGATTGATTCAATGTTAAATAATTTAGATAAAGTTAATTTTGAAGTTGTAGAGGATTCCGCAATGGGACTATATTTTCATGGAGTAATGGGCGTCCCTATGATAAAAAATCGTATTTGTTTTTTTGAAGATATAACATCAACATCTGAAATAGAAAAAGTTGTTAATAGGATTGATGAAGCAATAAAAAATGACCGTGATCATTATCGTGTCAAAACATTATATGCTAATCGAGCTGAAATAGATATGTTTATTTACAAAATATTATTAAAAAAAATATATAATTTATCACTTGTTGATAAAGATTTCTATAATAGTTCATTAATTACAGGAGGAAGTGGTATGGTTGGAAGTAATATTAATTTTGGAATAAAACCATCCTCTTCAGAATTAAATATAGTTGACAAAAATTCAATTGAAAACTTTTTTTTAAAAGTTGGAAAAATATCTTGTATTGTTCATCTCGTTGCATTAAATTTAAGAGATTGTGAAAATTATCCTGATAAGGCAATTGACGTAAATATTAACGGAACAATAAATATGCTAAAAATTGCAAAGGAAAGAAATATTCCATTTGTTCTAGTTTCTTCTGGTGCTGTTTTTTCATCAAATAATGAAAATGAAATATTCAATGAAAAGTGTGTAAAAAATCCAAATTGTATGTACGGATATACAAAATCTTCTTCAGAAGAAATAGCATTAACTTACGAAAAAACAATTGTGATAAGAACGGGATGGTTATTTGGTGGAAATCAGAAAACTCATTATAAATTTGTAGAAAATGCTGTAAATAATTTATATGCAAATACAGAAGTAAAAGCGTCAAACAATTTCTACGGTTCTCCAACATATGTAATGGATTTTATAGATAAGATGAAAAAAATTATTGGGAATTTGGATTATGGTATACATCATGTAGTTAATTCTGGATATGGAAGTGGTTATGATATTGGAATTGAAATAGCAAAAATAATTAATAAAAAACAAGATATGATTATTCCAGCTGATGCTAGTAATATTCCAAACTCAGGTCCAAAAAGAAGTAGCACTGAAATGCTAGAAAGTTTAAATCCAGACAATATTCTCAGAGATTGGAAAATTGCCCTGAATGAATATCTCAAAAAATATATTAAAGAAAAATTTAATAAAATATCGGATGAAGCTGTTAAAAAAAAATGGTCAAATAGAGAAGTTTGCCGGCTTTGTAGAAGTTATAATCTAAAAGTATTTTTTAAACTTCAACCAACTCCACCAGCAAATCATTTTATAAAAGAAATATTTCTACAAGAAACGATTCCATTAGATATTGCTATTTGTAATGATTGTAATCATATACAACTGATTCAAATTGTTGATCCGGAATTTCAATATTCTAATTATTTTTATGTTTCTTCCACAACTTATACAATGACTAATCATCTTAAGAAAAGTTCACTCGAATTTACGGATCATTTAGGTCTTTCAAAAGAAGATCAGATATTAGAAATAGGAGCAAATGATGGTGTTTGTGTAAAACATTTGCTGGAAAATGGATTTGTGAACACTATAGGAATTGATCCAGCCCAAAATATAAATAAAAGACATAATCTTCCTATTATTTGTGACTTTTTTGGATCAAATATAATTCAAACATTTAAAGAAAATTATAAACCTTTTAAATTAATATTTGCGTTTCATTGTTGTGCTCACATAGAGGATATTAATGATGTTTTCAAAACAATTAATGAATTACTTGATGATAGTGGAAGTTTTATAATGGAGGTCGGATATTTTTATGAAGTATTTAAAAATAGATTATTTGATGTAATTTATCATGAACATATTGATTATCACACAGTCACTGCTATACAACAATTTAGTTTGAGAAATAATTTATTACTTTATAAAGTTAAAACGAATTGTATTCAGGGAGGATCAATTCAATTTTATTTCTGTAAAAATAATTATGGGAGAGAAATCGAGGAAAGTGTTAATAAAGCAATTGAAGAAGAAAATAGAATAAATTTATTTGATTATGAAAATTTAAATCAATGGCAAAATATAATAATTAGAACAGGTATTGATCTTAATTATATTCTCAATGGATTTAAATCACATGGTAAAACAATTGTAGGTTATGGTGCTTCGGCAAAATCTACTACCTTTCTTTATCAGTTTAAACTAACAAACAAGATTATTAAATATATTATTGATGACAATATTTACAAACAGGATTATTTTACACCAGGGTTACATATTCCAATTAAATCTTCAAATATTTTGAAAATTGATCATGTTGATTATATTATAATATTATCTTGGAATTTCACTGAAGAGATTTTAAGCAAATTAGAAGAATATCGTAAGTTTGGCGTTCGTATAATAGTACCTTTTCCTGAAATAAAAATTATTTGATCGTTGATTTATTTTTTGTACTTAAAAATAAATAAAATAAATAATAATAATGAAAAGTGAATACACAGATGGAATTTTTAACGTTTCTTCCACATATGGTTTTTTACCAATGTTTGAGCCACTTGATAATCTCCCCGAAATTTATGCAAGTGTTCAACATGTAATTAATCGTTTGGATACTGTTTTATTGAAAAATGAAGGACTTATTGAAGGTGATATTAAGGTTATGCCAAATTTAGTTGAAATTATTAAAAAAGAGGAAGATAAAAAAGTTCTTCAGGCACTATACCGTGCATACACTTTCTTAACAAGTGGATATCTCCTTGCTCCTGCTCATTTTGGAAAAGATGGAAACGGAAATTACGGAAAAGCATATCAGGTACTTCCTGCACAATTAGCAATGCCCTTAGTAACAGTTTCTGAAAAATTAGATGTTGCTCCTTGGTTGGATTATCATTATGCTTATTCTCTTGGAAATTACGTGAAAATCAATCCAGATGGTAATTTACATTGGAATAATTTGAAAATGGCTTGCAGTTTTACAGGAACACAAGATGAAGTTGGATTCATAATGAATCACGTTTATATCAATGAAGTTTCTCCAAATTTAGTATCAGGAATATTTCAGTCTTTGGCTGGAAAAAGAAAGGATGGATTGAAACTAGTTTTGGAAACTATTCGTGATATGAATGAAAGAAGACGCACGATGTGGAAGGCATCTCGACCTCAGCATTATAATGATTTCCGTGCATTTATCATGGGCATTGAAGGAAATGATGAAATATTTGGAAATGGAGTTGTTTATGAGGGATGTGGGGAAGAGCCTAGAAAATACCGTGGACAAACTGGTGCTCAAGATGACATTATTCCATCACTTGATATTTTTACAGGTGTAATTGAATATTACCCTGATAATATGTTGACAAAATATCTTCTTGATTTGAGAAAATATCGCCCCAAATGTGTCCAAGAATATTTTAAAGATTTGGAAAAAGAAGCTCCTGATTTTAGAAAATTATTAGATCAAGAAGAACTAATCTTATTGTTAGGAATAGTTGAAGGAATCTACAAATATAGGAATGGTCATTGGGGATTTTGTGTTACCTATATATTAAAAAATACTAAATATGCTAAGGCAACCGGAGGTACTCCGATTATTACCTGGATTCCAAATCAAATCGGAGCGGTCCTTTCATATATGAAGGATTTGATTGATAAAATAGGAGAAAGTAATGATGAATTATTTGTAAGGTTAAAAAATGAACATCAGCAAAAAGTTGATTTATTGAATAATCAGATAGAAGAAATGAGAAACCAAAATTATAGTGTTGATAAAGTCTCTGATTTATTTGGTAATTTAGATGATAAAATTACAAAATTTTAGTTCACTTTATACGGATATAATCTTCTAGAATGATTATACATTTTCCAAACAGCTCTTTGAGAACTATATTTTTTTCACTCATACTGAATTTTTGATTAAATGGATTTGCTACAAATAATTTAGAAAACAATTTAAAATAATTTCCACATTATGTTCAGTTATGTACTCTAGTTCATTTTTGGAATCAAAAAGATATAATAAATTACATGTTGAAAATGATCAAGAAGTAAGAAGTTTTACATTAGCACCATTAATTGTTGAAGGTGGATCTGTTTTTAAAAAAACGAGTTATTTCCTTGGATCATTAATTGTTGGACAAACTAAGGATGAAAAAGTAGGGATGATATCATTTCGACAGGGAGAATTCATGGGTTTTGATGGAAATCAGTGGGTTAGTTTTACAAAAGATAATGTGTGGATTGGAGGAGATGGTGTTTTGTACACTGAGGGAAAACGTATAGGAATAAATAAAATAAATCCCAAAAAGATGTTAGAAGTAGGTGGTGATGCATTAATTGAAAAGAAATTATTTGTCATGGATGATTTAAAACTGGATGGATGTTTGTTATTAGGAGAAAATATCGGCAAGAAGAAAGCTGGATCTATTAGATTCTGGGAGAATAATTTCGAAGGATTTGACGGAGAAAAATGGATTAGATTTGGAGGGGGAATTACCGAACAAATTGAACATGTTAATTTGGCGCCGGTTATTGATCTTTGTTCAGTCGAAAAAATAAAATTACAGAATTGTCCGTTGACCTTTGTTAGTCATGATAATGAGACGCATTTTTATTATAATAATTTGAGGAGGGAGTTTCGTTTGGAGAAGTTGCATAGTGAGAGTTATGATAGTATTCAGATGGAGGATCTTTCAATAGGAAATTTAAAAATGCATGGAGATATTTTATTTCCAGAGGGTGCAAAAATCAGATACACAATAAAGAATGTGAGCGATCCTGTTCATGCAAATGAGGTTGCTACTAAAAAATATGTTGATCAAATATGTCAGGGATTACAGAATTATTTTGTAAGTGATTATCTTTTTATGGAACACGACGGAGTAATAGAGGACAAAGAAGACTCAACCGAAATATTATTACATCGGGATATAGGTGAAATAAAAGAGGAAAAATATATTTTTATTTTGATGAAACAGAGAGTTGAATTATTATCTGTTGTAAGAGTTGAAACAATTGAGGAAAAAATAGTGCTGAAATTAAAAAACATTTCAAATGTTCAAACACCAGCGAAATTGTGTGTGAAAGAAGGTCGCTATGGACAATCAGAGTATTTTATATTTGATAAAGAAAATGAGATAAGTTATCTCCAAATTAATGGAATTGAATCTTTGGAATATCGAGGTCCAATAGTTCGAATTGGAAAAGAAATTAAACTTAAATATGACCCATCCATCTTCCAAAATAATGATACACTATGTCTTAAAGATAATTTTATTTGTGAGAAATATTTAGCAAATGAATGCATAAGTGATCGTAATATTCGGGAAAATAATATTTTAAATAAACACATCGCAGATGGACAAATAGATAGTAGGCATTTAGGAAGTAAAGTAATAAATCATAGTCACATAATGCCAAAATCGATTGGTGATAGTCATATGAAAGATGGTTTCCTGAAAAATCATCACTTTACTCCTGGAATTATAACTGAAAAAGAGCTCGGGAATGAATGTGTTGGTGTTACTATGTTAAAACCATCGGTCATTCTGAGTAAACATTTAACAAAATCATGCGTAATGAATGATAATATAACAGAAGGACAAGTTGAAGGAAGACATTTGGCGGAAAAAATAGTGGATAGTAAGAACTTACGTGAAAAAATAATTTTGAGTGAACATATAAGTAATGGATCAATAAAGTCAATCCATTTGTCGGATAAAATAGTAGAATCCCGACATATACATTCAAATTTGATTGGAAGTGAACATATAAAAGAGAAGTCGATTGGAAGGGAACATTTGATGATGAACATTATAGGAGGGTTGCATATTGATGAAGAGGCGATTGGAAGTAGTCACATCAAAGATCAGAGTATTACTGAGCGACATATAGTTAGAAAATGTATTATGGATTGGCACATTCATGAAAACAGTGTTAAGACTGTTCATTTGGAAGATAATTCGGTTAATACTGGAAAAATTGCTGAAAAATCAATTATTGAGAAACATTTCGGAGAGGGTGTTGTGGGATCGGGTGCAATTAAAAAGGGAGTAGTTCAGATGCATCATTTGGGAATGAATTGTATAGAGGATAAACATATTGTTAATTTTTCAATTAAAAACAATAAGTTGATGGAGGGAGTGATAACAGAAAGTAAATTAAGTGAGGGTTGTGTGACAACTGGTAAGATAAAGGAGAAGTCGGTGACAAATGATAAAATGAAATTGCCTTTTATTAAAATATCATCTGACCCGGTGTTCACATGTACACAGATTGTTAATTTGGGTGAGACATTAAATTTGGGATTGAATCCAAATTACATGATTCCAAAGAGGAGGGATGGTGTGGTAGAATTTATGGGAAGTGTAAGATTTGGAGAAGAAGGATCTGGACAAAAAATGCAAGTAAATATGGATATGGAAGTGACTGGTGAGAGTGAAATAAAAGGTAAATTGAAGGCAAAGAGTTTGGAAATAAATGGAGAGAATTTCCAAATCGTGGGAGAAGTGAAAGGATTTTGGAATAAGGTTAATTTGGAAGATAATTTCCTGAATTCTTGGATTAAATGCGATGGCAAAAGAGTGAAGAGAAGTGATTTTTATGAATTATATAAGGCGCTGAATATTGAAGAAGATGAAGATGAATTCCATTTACCTGATATTCACAGTGATAATATTGATTATTATATTCGATTTAAGCCATAAATTTCGAAATGGGATAGGAATGGTTCATTGCTTGCGCAGCCAAAGAAGATAAAACTAACACTAAAATAATTTTAAAAATTAAAGATCTGTTACTTTTACTTTCTGATTCTTGTTGTGTTGGATCTGAACATGTCGCAGATAAATTAGTGTAGGCAAGAAAAAGTAAAAATGGAATTGCGGTAAGTCCAACTAATATGGCACCATAAATTATTTTTGCTAATTTTGTATCAGGTACATCCATTATCTTAAATAATATTTTTATTTAGGATAAATAAATTTTTTTTAGTTATGAATTAAATTTTTTCGTAATTAGTTTAAAGAAAAATTACCATAATATGGTATAAAAAATGAGTGATCAAGATGATGGTGCAATTTTAAGCGATGACGGTAATGATTTAATGAAAATTAGTGAACTTAGTGTGGAGGCACAGACAATAATGGTATCTTTATATAATTTACGGTCTTCAATCAAAAACATTGAAAATAATGTTAGACATTATGAGAGAGAGACAATAAAATTCATAAGACATTTGAGGAAGAATCAGAAGTCGAGAGTTGTAAAGAAGGGAGGAGAGGGTGAAAAGAAAGAGAGGGAGCCATCTGGTTTTGCAAAGAAAACAAAGATAAAGCCGGCATTAATGGATTTTTTTAAGAGGACAGATGTGCAGGAAATTATTGATACCATTATAAGTGAGGAGGAAACAAAACCAGAATCAAAGTTTGAGCCGGTTGATGAAGATGGAATGATAAATAGACCATCTGCAACAAAGATTATTAATCGCTATATTAAAAATAATAATTTAGTTGCGAAATACGATGGCCAGGTAATCGAGCCGGACAAGGTTTTGAAAACATTATTACTTCCTCTAGAAGCGGTTGATAAGAAAAAGGAGAAGGATCTAACAGATCTGCAGAAGAAAAAGGGATATACATTTTTAAATCTTCAAAAATATATTAAGCATTTGTTTATTTAATAATATTTATAATGACAAAATTTCCGACAAGACTTGATGAATAGATTTATAAGAAATTTTTTTTCAATATTATTATTTAAAAAATTTTCTAATTTTTCGAATTGGAAATTTCTTTTTACAATTTTTTTTGATAGAAATTCAAGAAAATCTTTGTCCATTTCTTTAAAGAAAATATTTCTTGCGGAGTTAACAGATTCTATATTAATATTGGAGAATTCAAAATTTTTAGTAATATTTTCGATTGAGCCATAGCTAGAAATAAGTTCATAAGATTTGGAGCAATTAAGGTTTTTTATTTTTGGCATATAGTCGCAACCACAAAGAATACACATATCGACAAATTGAGTGTAACTAAGATTAAGGTCATTTAGTATTGGTCCTAACTCATAAATATAAGTATTTTCATCAATAATGGAAAATTTTTTCATTAGTTTTGTTCCTCCAAAAACGAGTATATCGGAATCTTCGGATAGAACGAAATCAACCAATTTATTTTCACTTAATTTTGCTAATATCCAATCAGATTCATATTTTTCCTGTATTACTGGAACACCACACAATTCAAATAACAATAATAAGTTTTGGAATATTTCTTTTGGAATTTTAACACATTTTTTTTCAAATCTGGAAATTTCATCATTTATTTCTTCACAATTAGGACAATCCTCTTTAAGTTTCATTAGTTTTTCTAATTCTTCATTATTTTTTGTTCTTCGGGATGCTCTCTTGTTTAAAATTTCACTCTTCTCATCTGGGGCTAATCCATCAAAAACATAAATAGGCAAAATATTATTTTTAAAAAATAATGTCAATTGTCTCATGAAACATTCTATTGGATTATTCTGATTATACATGAATCGATAAATAAATAAAGAAAAATCAATAGCAATAATTGAGTTTCTTAATTGACTAATATTTTTTTTGGGAAATTCTTCAATTTTTTTAAATACTGAATTTAAATTTTTTATACCCATTTGGATATAAAATATGTAACATTAATAATAAATAT